GAGACCAAACAAAGCGTTCAGGCCGGGGAGAAGTTCTTTAAGTAGTTGTGCGCGTGAAATAGCCATGATTTAGCTCCTTACAAACCGACGTTGTTTAAATACGAGTGAGCACTGGGGTTGAACTTAACCAACACATCAGTGAACGCATCGCCGATTGCCGAGAAGCCTTGAACCTCAACAAAGCCCACAATACGGAAAGCCGCAGCAGTGGTTTGCACTGTAGCGTCCAACGCGCTGGTTGAGTTACCAGTGGTAGTGGAACCCGTGCTGGTGCTCTGTACAGCGGCAAAGAAGGTGTTAGTACCCAAAACTGTTTGAGCGCCAGAACCATCTAGCTGTGCTTGGAAAGCAACGCTTGGATCGGTAATAACCTTAGCTGTTACCACGCCGGTTGTGCCGGAAGGGTAGTACTGAGAGTTAATTACTTGACCTTGTGCATTGACGTACTGGCAACCGACGAAAACGCCAATTGCACCGATGCCGCTGCCGCCAAGGTTGTTGGTCGTAATGTCGGCACCAGTAGCGGTAGAGATGGCTAAATAGCCGTCCGCGCCAATAATGACCACCTGACCATAGAAAATATTGGTGGCTTCGCCAGCAGGGTCAATCAGAAAAGTCTGAGTTGCACCTGCATAAGGCATGCCATCAATACGGTTAATGGGACGTAGCCCATAGGGAGAAGCTGTAGCTGCCATTTAAAAACTCCTAAAATTTATGTACCTTTTCCAAAACTCGTCGAGGACTTCTTCTCGTTAAAGATAGGCATCCTTGGGTCGCTCTGGCGCATCAAATTGTTATCTACTGCACGAGTCTGAGCATCAGTAACTTTTTGCACACTTGCATTACGTTGCTGAACAAACTCAGTTGGTGTCTTGCAGAGCAACAACCCGCCAATCTCAATATTGCCAGCGAACCGGCTATTAGGATCGACTAACAGTTTCATCGAGGGCTGCTCTTCAACGGTAACAGGCTCCCAACCTTCACGGAGTTTTCCGGAAAGGTTACGAGGATCAGACACATTCAAAGTAGCAACTCTAACCCATCGGTACGCAAAACCCGGTTCCTTGTCAGGCTCCGGCAAGAGTTCTGCTGGGGCCCACTGCTTAGGGCGTTCCTGCATAGTCCTGCTTTCCATTTCACGTTTTAATCTGTTGTTTTCGCTCATTTTAGTTCTCCAGTTTCATTAATTCACGAGCATATTGCTCGGGGGTAATGCCAAATTTTTTAGCCAATCCAACCTGCGTTTTAGTAAGCATAACTTTTTTAGGAGCCGTACTTCGTCTAGCAGGCGCTACCACCGTGCTTGTACGTGTGCGAGTTGGTTTTTCAACCTCATCGTTCTGCTCGGCGTCAAATTCCTCTGGGAACCGTCTGCGAACCTCTTTGTCGATACTCTTAAAGTATTCGTCTGTGCCAATAAAGGCTTTTCCGTAGCGATCAGTTAAATCTTCATGGACACCTTCAGCGTACCGGCGCATACTGCGCTTACTGGGGTCTACGAACCATTCGTTCTTAGATACCCAATCTGACACCTTCGGGTCCATTTGAGTCTGTGCTTGCTTTTGGGTAGTTTGTACATCATTTTCTGTAATTTGTACAGTGGGTTTGAAACTTTTTGTCTTATCTAGTTTCATTTCTGCACGCATTAACTCTTTTTGAGCTTCCAAAAGCCTATCAGACTCCCCACTTTCGTAGGCATCTTTATAGTTACGCTCCGCTTTACCTAACTCCATCTCAGCTGAAGTCTGGTAAGTAGAAATAAGCTCTTTCTCGCCGTTATGAAGCATTCCTTTGAGTTTCTTGTTCTCCTCAAGGATGCTCTGGGCAATCTGCAGGGCTTCTTGCTGTTCACGATATGCCGCCTCTTTGGCGCGGCGCTCATCATGCCAAGCCTTTTTATACTGCTTGAACTTAGTCTTGACGTTGTGAGAGTAGTCCTCTGATGAATCAGCCTTCTCCAGTGCTTCCTTCACGTCATCCGGGAGTGGATCAACGTTGCGGTCTGCAGTAGGGGTATCGTCTTTGATCTCAACTTTCACCTCGTCGGAATCTTCTTCGTACGTAATCTCAATATCAGATTCGGGTTTACCCTTATCATCTTCCTCAATTTCGTGAGGAAACTTATATTCGTTTGATATCGTTGCCATTACATGTCTCCTTAAGAGTGACGTTTAATTCCACGCGGGTCTTCAACAACAGCCTCAACAGAGTCGTCGTTAATGATGCGGAATTCTTTACCGTGGATGACCAGTCGGGTGCCAGCGTTTGGCCGTACCAAAATGAAATCACCTTTTTTGCACCAAGGTCCGGTGGGGAACTTAGTAGCGTCTCTGTAGCAGTCAGAGCCCAAGTCAACGACAAACAAGACGGTGGTCAACAATTCATCGTATCTAAGAGTCTCGCTAGACTTAACTAGCTCACTGCCTTCAAACTTCTCCTTTTGCTCCGGAATGGCGCAGAGAATCTTGTAGCCCATAGGCTTTGGTAGTTGCTTTGCTTTCTCTTCTTCAGTCTTGTGCAGTAGAGCGGACAAGTCCACCGCCTGAACCAAGTTAATATCACTCATCAAGTTTCTCCATACTTTTTGTGAGGTCTGTTAAAAAACTGCGGGCGGTGAGCAGACCCCTAATTTCCCCACACATCGCGCAGTACTCATCAAAACTCTTCGCAGCTTTCGCTCCGAGAGCCTCTTCGACTTGTTTGACTTTGTTATCAATGTTGTCTGTGACCAATTTAGTGGCCTTTAAAATTTCGTACATCAGTCACCTCTATTTGGTTTTTTCTGATCCTGTTGCCTTCTCTGCATCTCTATCTGCTGCTGGTGCCGCTGCGTCTCAGCCATTATTCGGAAGCCATCAGACTGCTGTTGTGAATCAATCTTGTTCTGGTCATTCACCTTCTGAGCCATAAGGCGTGCGCCCTCTGTCTGTTGTTGTGACTCAATACGAGACTTCTCAACTTCAATCTGCTCCATTTTTAACTGAGCATCTGTCGCGTCTTTCTTCTCCTTACGCTGCAGGTCACCCTGTTTAATCTGAAGCTCTTGCTGCTGCAACTGGATGAGCGGGTCTTGAGCCTTCTGCTGGTTCTTCTGCTGCTGTGCCTCTTGCAGGTGTTGCTGGAGGAGTTGCTGAGAAGCCTGTGCAGCCATCTGAGAGACTTTGATCTCCATGTCTGGAGCCATCTGTACTTCGTCTGAGTCCTCGTTGTACGGCGGCAAGGTCTGGCCCATAGTCTGTTCAACTTGTTTGCGGTACTCCATGCCAAGATGCTCAAAGACGTGAGCCATCATCGCTGCTTGTAACGTCTGCGCTGCTTGCGGGTTCATGCCAACGATGCTCTGGATTTTCGGGTCTTGCATCGCTGACATGTGTACAGCTATGTGGGCCTGATGATCCTGATAGATAAACGCTTTGACAGGTTTGTTTGTCAGGATGTTTATGTTCTCAGTGACCGGGTCACGCGGCTTCATGTCCTCGGGGATGGGGACGAGCTTATGAAACTCTTTGATGCCAAGCACCTCAAGCATCTGCCGGTGCAGCAAGGGTAGGTCGTATAACTGTGGCGCTGTCTGCGCAAGCTGCAAAGCCGCCTGATACTGAACAACCTTCTGCGCCATAGTGGCTGCGTTGGGGTCGCTCACTGGTATCACATTTACTTGGTCGTAGTCACTCTGCTTGGCAGCGGGAGTGCCCTCTTCCGGCTCATATGTGTACTCTACCGGCGTGTACTCACGAATGATCTCTTTGAGCAGCTTAAGCTCTTGCTTCATCGAGTAGTGAATCCGCGCTTGGATAGCAGACATTGTCTTCAACTGCCGCTCAAGAATCGCCAGCGTAGTGCCCACTGGAGCCTGAGCCGACATATCAGAAGTGTTAAGATCAACTGTGCCAGCAAACCGGCGACCTTCATCAATGATCTGATTCAACAGCGCCAACAAAACCTGACTAGGCTCCTTGTACGGCAGCGGCATGATGTTGTCGCGCATAGTCCCGCTTGGCACGTCCATGTCGCGGAACTCACCCGGAGAGATAGGTGTGTCGTCACCCTTGCCACGCAAGCCACGAGTCTTAAAGCCGCCGGGCAAGTTGCTCAACGTGCCAGCATCAACTAGCTGACGAATAAGAGAAGTGCCAGACTTAGCAAACGCACCGATGAGGTGAATCAGACCAAAACAATAGAAGCCAAAGCCCGGGATGTAACCATAGTGGACAAAGTGTTGACGCTTCTGGTGCGTATCATCGTCCGGCTTCCAGTTGCGCCTGACAGCCATCACCTCGCCAGTGCCCTTCTCAATGGTCACCACATATGGCAGCTGGATGCCGGTTTTTTCTCCGTCTTCGTCTTTGTGCTCAAAGCCGGGGAGGTCAATATCGACGTGCATCTCCAACAGCTTGAACCGATTGTCTTCAGAGGCGCGAAAGCCAAGCTTCTCAGCAATCTTCTTCTCAACTTCGTCCATCACGTTGATGGGAGTGCCAAGCTCAACCTTGCGGTAGAAGCCCGAATGCTGGAGGACTCTAACCTCGTTCTCCGTCTTACGCATAACGTGGGTCACGCGCTCTGCCGTCTCAAGGGACGATGCCCCGTACGGTATGACCATATCTTCCGCAGGAACAAACATAGACACTTGACGGTCTAGCTGCACGTCAATATAGACTTTCTTAAACGCGTTACCAGCTAGGCCCAAGCCCCACAACATGCGCTCGTGTTCAGGACGAAACTCAGTCATCACATCAGTGATCTGATAATTCATGTCATTCTTAACTCGCTCAGCCGCAGCTTTCTTCTCGGGGGTTTCTTTGCCAATGATCTGGGTCTTGACCGGCCCTGCTGCGGGAAAGGTCTCCATCATGGTCTCAGCTTGGAACTTCACCACTGACTCAGTAAGCAGTGGGTGGTAGACGCCGCAAGCGCCGGGCCACGGCTCCATGCGTTCTTCCAGCTTCATGCCTAAGAGTTCTAGCCCATCGACATAGGTCTGCACCCAATCTTTGCGAGAAGATACATCGTTCTCAAAGTCTCCGATCAATTCCCCGGCCAGAGTAGCCAGCGCATCCTCGTCCATGTCTTCAGCGAGGTTG